CTTGCGTAAATGCCGTAGGGGATTCCTGCTTTCTTCAGCTCCTTAAAGATTCTGTTGGCGTACTGTGTTCTGCGGGCTTTTGACAGCTTATCAGACCGCCCTGTCTCGTCCCTTTTGACCACCTCGGAATCCAGGAAGACCGGCAGGGACAGCTCCATGTTGTAGGTTTTGATAGCATTGATGATAAACTGCGCCTCTTCCACGGCCTCAGTGTCGCTGATAGATGTCGGGAAGAAATAGATGCTGTACGGGATACCATACTTTTTGCAGGCGTCCAGAAACGTCTTGAACATATCGTCGTAGACGATTTTTCCGCTTGTGCATCCTCTGTACCCAAGCCGGATGATGACCGCATCACAGCTTGCCTTTACCTTGCTCCAGTCTGTGATCGTGTTGTAGTAAGATATATCGATGACTTTAAGCGCCATTTCTGCCTCCCTAAAACAAAAGGGAGCCGGTTTCCCAGCTCCCATGATCAAAAATCTTATTTACTCTCCGTATCCCCCTCCGTCATACTCTGAGCAGTTTTCTTAAGTCTCTTAATCAGCCATGTTGGCATGGGGATTCCTGCTAAGTCCAGATTTTCCAGAACCGATAATGATTCCATGATCACGATGTAAATCGATGCGAAAAGAGCAATGTTGAAGTCTAACGGCAGGGCCAGACCGACCACCCATGCCACGACCACGACCATCATTTCGCCGCCCTTGCGGAATAATCCCTTCCTCATTTTGGTGCTGTCCCACGTGGAATTGATAGTCGCCTGAATCCAGCCTGATACGATGTCTGCCGCAATCAGCACCAAAGGGAGCAGGAATGTCCAGTAGGTGTGGCTGTAGTGAAGCTGTTCGATAGCTTCGGTTCTGAGTAAAAGTAAGTATGATGTAATGTTTGTAAAGTCCATAATGCCTGTCCTCTTTGCTTATTGTATCCCGGCATGTTAGGATTGCCGGGGATTGGTTGGTGTTAAATGTCCTGTCCTTTTGTAAACTCACCTGTCCCGTCATTTGTGTAAAAGACATCATTCTCAACATCGTACATGCCGATAACTCCGTCTGACTTGCGGTAACAGGCATACAAGGCAAGTTTTCTTCCGTCTGCTTTTTCGTGGATGTAGTAGCAGATTTTGCCTGCCGTGTTGGAATTATAGCCGTAAAAAAGTCTAAGGTTTGCAGTTTCTGACCCAAAAGAAATATTGCCGACCCCAATAGCTCCAAGGCCCCTGTCGATAAGAGATACTTTGTTTGAGTAAACAATCGTATGAAAATTGCTATCTCTATCAACTCGCGCAGAATAATACGTTTCACTTGTAGGGATGCTCCCATATCCAAAAGCAGAAATGTGGCTATTGAAAGAGGTTCTGTTGCTCCCTAACAACGCAAATCTGTTGCTGTCGTTGTTCCACTGTTGGGGAGCAACAAGATATTTATCATCAATTGTATACTGATTGTTTGCACCTTTAAAACTAATCGTATCTGTAGGATAAAACCCAATCGGCAACTCGATAAACTGTGTTCCGCTTGATTCGATATATTCTACTCTTTGATACTCTTCGGGGAGGATCACAGGGACATCGTCATAGTCTATCCATTGTCCCTCAACATCCACATCGACCCGACTATACCCATCAAACCCATCAGGCTGATAACTGCCGTTCTCTGACACTGATAGCGGTCGCAGGTCTGGATTGACATCAACATCGACCTGATAAAAGCCTACCTTACCGTCAGATGGTGTGAATGTGCCGTTGTGGTCGGTAGACAGGTATTCGGTCGGCGCAGGAAAGATAGTAATATCATCCCTGACAAGTTTGTCCGTCGTCGGAAGTACCTGTTCTATATGTGACGGTGTGACTTCCGTGACCCCCGAATATTCGTCGGGAGCCACGATCCTGTCTTTGTAGGCACGTACATCAAAATGGAAACGGCAGGCATTGTCTGTCGGTTTAATCGTAAATCTGACCTCGTGTTCGCAACTCATCGCATCACCTCGTTGTAAATTGTGGGTTTAATGTTGTAAACGACCTTTCTGGGGTCTTGTTTCCTCGTGCCTGACTGATTAAGCCAGACAAGTGAAATCTCGACCTTGTAACCATGCTTCTTCGTCTCCTCAAAGCCGAGGGACATTTCCTGAGAAATCACGTACTGGTATTCCTGATTGCCTGTTTCTGGAATGGTCACAAGTGTAAAATCACTGAGCGGAATCAGCGTTTCGTTATGCCCCTGCTTAATCGACATCCTTACATCCTGCAAGGTCGTTACGGGATATTCTGTGGGAGCGTCAATGCTGATAAGCATTGTGTCTCCACGGCTCATTTCTTTGTCGCTCATGTGGTCACCCCCCATACGTCATAATCGCAACGTTCGCAGGATTGCCGTCACCACCATCGTACAGGGTAATCGACTTGAGTCCGGTTCCTGACGGAACAAGAGCGGCGAAAGCCTCACCGTCCTCGGTTGTGCTTGAGTGGATTGTAAAGTCAACCTCCATGCCAATTGCTGGTGCGTATCCTCTTACAACCTTGCCTGCGTCCCACGCTTCAAGAACTTCAGCAAATGTCTTGTCCGCTGTTCCTGTTGTTTCACTCGTCACCGTGACGGTCACAAGAAATACATTGCTCTCAGGAGTAGGAGCAGGGTCATCTGATTTTGATCCTGATGCGCTGTCTGAATACAGTGTCTCAGTAAGGTATTCCGCAATCATCGGCGCAAGATATTTTGCTGAGTATTCCGCCGTAGGATGTACACCGTCTGGATTTGTGAATCCGCTTGGTGTAAGCGTCCACATCTGCTTAAACTCATCCACGAAGGGATAATAACCGCTGTCCTCTGTCAGATTCAGAACCGGCAGACAATAGCTTTTTGCTACCTCTTTGATATAGTCACTATATTCTGTCTGGAAATGTCCTGCTGTGTTTTTATAAACGTTGTAGGTTCTGAGCGGTGTGATAACGACAACCCTTGCCTGCACAAAATTCTTTACAAGGTACTCGAAATAGCTGTCTACTGCGGATTTGAAAGTGTCAAAATCAATTCCCTGTATATAGTCATTGATTCCGCCGAACGTAATGACAAGGTCGTAACTGGATTTGCCGGTGATAGCCTGCAGACGGTTTTTAAATGTATCAGATACGACAGAACCGCCCTCGGAATAGGTTGCCACAAACCCTGTTGCATGATAACTGCTGTTGGTCACTTTGTCGCTGTCAAAGAAACCATTTTCAATCAGGTTTGTCACCCATTTCTTGTAATTGCCATAAGCGTCTGTACTGATAGAATCCCCAATAATCAGCACCTTCTTGTCTGCGAGTGACGTACCCGTGCTATAACTGACATCGTTTCCGTCGTATAAAATCATGCAATCACCCCCTTATACAATTGGCACAAGCGACACATAAGGTGTGTAGTGACAATCAACATCAATCGATGCTCGGAAATAATATCCGTTTGCACCTGTCGTGATAGTACCTTTTCTGCTGCGTCTGCCATTTCGGTCGTTTTCGTAAGTCACTGTCACATCGGACGGAGGACTTGTGACAAATGTCTTACTGCTGTTATAGAAAGCATAGAAGTTTTCCATATAAGGGCCTTCAGCATAGTATGTCTTGTTTGGCTTGAGCCACATATAATCCGTAGCATCAAA